ACAAGATGTGCGCCGCTTATCTCGGCATGACACCATCGCAGGTCGATGAGTGTTCACTACGGGATATTAACGTGATGCTTGCAGGCGTTAGGGAGCGCATCGAACAGGATCAAGAATTGGAGTGGCAGCGCACCTTTGTTGTAGCGCAGCAACTCGAAAACCTGATGCTGTTCAGGGCGGGCAAACGGCAGAAGCCTCTTGATGCCATGTACCGCCAACTGAAGAAACAGGAAACGCCTGTCATGCGGATGGCTGAATATCAGCAACTGCGGCAACGGGCAAAAGCAATACTGGAAGATGGCTACGGTAGCACAACTTGATGTAAGGATCGGCGCGGACATACAGTCCTTTCAGTCGGGAATGGCAAAGGTTGAGGGTCAACTTAAACAGGTTGGCTCCAATCTTCGCAACGTAGGGCGCACCTTATCTACTGCTATCACACTTCCAATACTCGGCATTGGTGGCGCTGCGGTAAAAGCGGCTTCAGATGTTGAGGAAATGCAAGCCAAGTTTAATACGGTATTTAAGACCGTTGGCGGTGAAGTATCTCGTGAACTTGGCAACTTCTCCAAGCAGGTCAACCGTTCGCGCTACGACCTGCAAGGCATGGCGGCAACCTTCGGCGATATTATCAAGCCGATGGGGTTCACAGAGGAAACCGCCGCAGATATGTCCGTAACGCTAACAAAGTTAGCGGTGGATCTTTCATCCTTTAACAATATGCCGATGGACGAGGCTGTTCGTCGGCTACGCGGTACGCTTATTGGGGCGCACGAGAACGCTGCGGAGTTTGGGGTTATCATAAACGAAAATACCCTGAAGCAAGAGTTGATGAGGATGGGTGCGGACAGACTAACTGGTTCGCAGAAAGAGCAGGCAAAAGCACAGGCAAGGATGAACCTGCTGTTGGCAGGCACAACAGATGCACAAGGAGATGCCACCAGAACAGCGGACTCGTTTGCTAATCAACTGCGAGGACTGCGTGACAGTGTCAGAGATTTGGGCGTACAGATAGGCGAGATTCTTCTCCCCTATGCCACCTCATTGGTTCAGCGATTCGACCGAATGGTTGACATCGTAAGCAACCTATCCCCCGGCGCACAAAGGCTTGGCATAGCAATCGCAGGAATAGCGGCGGCGGCGGGACCGTTGGTGCTCACGCTTGGCGGCATGGCTTCGGGATTCTCTGCTATTATGCGAGCCGTTACGCTGACAATGGGAATGTTTAATCCCTACGTGGCGGGCATCGCTGCTATTGCTGCGATCCTGATTGGTTTGCATAGAAACGCCGATGCTGTCAAGGCATCATTGACCAACCTTTATACGGAGATCAAAGAGCGTACTGCTCCGGTAATCGCCGTTATGAAGAACGCGGTTCAGGATCTTTTTACTAAGGTTGGCGAGTGGGTGGAGTCGGTAGTCGATATTGGGGCGGCAATCTTTGGCACTATTGCTACGTGGTGGGACGATAACGGGCAGGTTATTACCACCAGATTGGTCACGATATTTGGCGCAATAGGCGATTTTCTTGGTAGTGCTATGGAATTGATTGGCACTATCATCAGCAAGGTTCTGGATGGCATCAAGTTTGTCTGGGCAAGGTGGGGCGATGACATCGTTTCTACGATGGGCTTCATCATAAGGACGGTGTTGTCAATCACAGAGGTAGGCTTTCAGAACCTGAACCTTTTAGTGCGGGCTCTTATTGCCCTTCTAAACAAGGACGTTGTTGGTGCAGCGGATCTTATAAAAGAAGGGATGGCGAACTCCTTGAGAGGAGTAGACCAGATTGTTGAGGACTTCAAGACATCATTCCTGAACAAGTCAGCCACAACCGCCGACGAGTTCTTGGCAAAGTTTGACATTCAGGGTTTCGAGAGCATTATCAAATACGCATTGGAAGCCTCGACAACGGACATCGAGGAGTTCAGAAAAAGCGTTCTTGGCGTTGGCGGTTTGTTGGTTGGAGAAGAAAAACTGGATGAAATGTTTGGCTCGCAGGAGTTTGCGAGCATTATTCAGAGTGCGCTTGACTCAAGCAAGACAACGATCCGCGGGTTCAAAACAGAAGCGCTGCTACAAATCCGGGCAGGCGGCGAAAAGTTAGACGAAAACTTTGGTGCGGGTGAGTTTGAGACAATGATGAAGGGCATTTTTGATGCTGCTCCTGATCTTGTTAAGGACTTCAAGGACCAGGCTCTTGGGTTTCTTAATCAGTTCAAGACCGGGGCTAATGACGCGCTTGTTGATGATGAGGATTCAGTTACAAAGGCTTCAGAAAAGGTAGCAGAGGGTCTTGAAAAAGTCGGCTTGCTGTCAAGAGAGATGGACCTCGGGCTTCCACATAAGTTTGCACCTCGAGTGATTAACGACTTCGCCTTTGCGTTGCAAAACGTGCAAGGCAATCTCGAACTTGTAGGGGATGAGGCAGACGAGTTGGCTCGGAAGTTTGATACCGTGTTTAAGGCTATCGACAGGCTTGGCATCGATGACAAGTCGAGGGTGTATCGCGCGTTTAGTTGGCTGTCAGTTGCTTCTGCCGACCTGACTCTTTTTACGGACGGGTTCAACAACCTAATAGACCTATTAAAACCATCGACTTACAAAGACTTCATTGAGGGATTGAAGGGTGGTTTTAAATCGCTTGTTCACCTGTCGATGGAACTCGGAGACAATATTTTCAGCATTTTTTCTGACAAGAAAAATGGCTTCTCTGACTTCATCGGCAAACTTAGCAACTCTGACGGTCTTGTTGGCAAGATTGCAGGAGGTCTTGGGAAATGGTTGCCGGGTATTGGTGCAGCAGGGTTGGCGCTCAAGGCGTTTGGTATTGATGCGAGCGATGTTCTAAAGGGTGTGAAAAACGTCATCAAGGGAATCGGTGACGGTATTAAAAACATCTTCGGGAGAGCGAGCAAGGAGAAGAAAAAAGCGGCTCGCTTGGATAGGTTCGTATCGGATGTTACCGCTCTCGGCGTTGACCTTAGCAACTTGTCGAGCGTGGACAAGAAGGCAATACAGGCGCTGATGACACCAATCCTGACCTCTGGTATTGCTACGACAGAGGATCTATTGGCTGTTCTCGGGTTGGATGCTTCGGACCTTATGCGGACTGTTACTGATGCTTTTGAAGGCATACAAATCCTCGCGTCGGGGATGGACGTTGCAGATGCTGGCTCAGGATTTAACTCTGCAATCTTTGGACTGCTGAACAACTTCGCAGAGGATATTGCTGCTGAGTTCGGCATGACTACGCTTCAGGCAGAAATGCAGATGTTTGAGTTCTTTGGCGTATCTGATCGCATCCAAGAAATCAGAGACGAGGTTGCAAGGATGCGAGCCAATCAACTTGGCAGGGGTGTTGATCCTGACGGCGAGACTGGTGTCGGTGGTTTTGGTGGTCCCGACAGACCGGGTTCAGCCGTTGATATGTTTGGCAATTTGGTAGGCAATCTTGCAGGCGGCTCACCTAACTTTGCAGGTATAAATATGTTTGGTCCTGATATGCTTGCTACGCTCGGCGCATACGGCGCAGCAGGGATGGGGGTAAACATGGGCGGCAGCGATACACAGCAGACGATCAACATCAACCTTGACGGTCAGACCATCGCCACCGCAACGATGCCGTACTGGTCGCAGGAACTGGAGATTTACGGGACGAACCGCTGATGGCAATAGCAATCAAAAACCAAGCGGGTACGGATGTTGACTTCGTCAAAGAGTCCTTCCGTTTCGAGGATGCCGTAACCCAACGCGGGACGCTTTCCTTTCAGGAGATCGGAAGCAGTCCCTCCTGCGCGTGGGGAGAAGATGTTATTGTTTGGGACGATGGCGGCGATCCCCTTTACTATGTGGGCGATCTGCCAATCGAACTTGCAAGCGGTGGATTCTTGGAGTTGGCACAGGAGACGATATACTGGGGTGGCACAGTTGAAAGCATCACCGAAGATGATATAACCGTTGGTGATACTACGACTATTCGGTTTACCTATCGCTGCATTGACTTCTCCGAGTTTGCAGGTCGGCTGATTATAACAGATCAAACGGCAAACGAAACCGCCGGGGCATGGGTCCGATCTCTATTAACTGGACCGCTCGGTCTTTCGGGGTACTACGGCGTAACGGAAGGGGATGTTGATGATGGAGCCTACATCGACTATATGCCGTGGAATTACGTAACCATTGAACTCGCTCTTGATGAACTGGCAGAGATCAGCGGCTACTTCTGGAATATCGACAAGGACAAAAAACTAAACTTCCAACCTGTTGACGCTGCTCCTGCGCCGTTTTCTATTACCGCTTCAAACAAACCTTACAAGTCGATTCGATTTTCTACAGTTAGGGGTTCGTATAGGAATCAGATTTTTGTTAGGGCAGGCACAACCAACGACGAGGATGATACTGTCGAGGTGCAACTCGGAGATGGCAACAAGAGAGCCTTTGTTGTTGGCGCTGAAATAGGTGACACTCCGACCGTAGAGGTGGACACAGGGAGCGGGTATGTAACGAAAACAGTAGGCGTGAACGGGATAGGTACGGTCTCTGATTTTTACTACAACACAGGCAGCAGCGTAGTTGTGCAAGATCCTGGGCAGACGGTCCTTTCCGCAACGGACAAGATTAAGATAACCTATAAGGCGCGTTACCCGATTATCGTCTCTGCCTCGAACGATTCCGAGATATTAGATAGAAGCGCGACCGAATCTGGGACATACGCTATATACCAATCTGTTGTAGATGCCACGGACGTTGACAATGCCGATGCTGCTGAATTGAAAGCGCAGTCTATCCTGTCGCAGTACTCACAGCCCAGAATTACCTGCCGCTATACAAGCGACCAAGTAAACTTAGCAGCAGGGCAAACACAATACATCAACCTGCCTGAACACGGAGTCGATGCAAACTTCTTGATTGAAAAGATCGGCGCATCTTTACGACATGACGGGCAACTATCCTTCGACGTTACAGCCGCCGCAACCCAGACCGTTGCCGGGTGGTCTTATTGGAAGCAGAAAACCCGGCAAGACCGTAAATTCGTTGTGCGGGACAATGAGGTACTTCGGTTGTTAAACAGCGAGAAGGACAACGCAACCGCAGCCGATACCGTAACAGGAACGACTTATACAGGAGCCTACACAGTCAATGGCACAGACACCTACATTGATGGATTCCATGTTGGATAACATACGACCACACGGACGGGTAACTGTTGAAGTCATTACCGACGAAGGCACGACCGTATACGAGCAGAACAACGTTGTCACGAATAATGGCGTGGCTCGTATTGCTGCTGTCTGGGCGCAGGACTCGACAACTTTTCCGTCTCACATTGGCATCGGAACGGATGACACGGCGGCGGCTACGACAGACACGGCGCTCGGCACAGAGGTCGACCGTAACGCCATCGTCACAGACTTCGCAACGGGTGCAGTTGCCACCTTTAAAGCATTCTTCTCTAAAGCAGAAGCCAACGGCAACACGATTGCCGAGTTGGGAATGTTTGACGCGGCATCCGGTGGCACGATGTTCTGCCGCTCCGTCTTGGCAACGGCTATCGTCAAGGATGCCACCAAGAGCATCAACGTAACATGGACCATAACCTTCGCTGACGCATAATGGCTACCACAGTATTCCCAGAAGCAGGCGATCAGATCACCGAGGCGGCATGGACTTCGGCGAACAAGACCATCGCGGTTGCCACAGAGTATCGCTTAAATGGGTACGCGCTGTCAGCAGGCACAGGTCTGAACGTGGATATATCTGCCGGGACTTGTTTTGTAAACGGCTTTGAGGTGGTGTCAGACGGTACGCAGTCAGAGGCTCTGTCAGCCAGTTCTACAAATTACGTTTATCTGAATGACGATGGCACGTTCACGGTAAACACCAGCGGGACGCAGCCTGCTGATACGCTTTTTCTCGGAACAGCCACAACAGATGGGTCAGGGGTCACAGCGGTATCTCACCTGAAGGACATCGCCAACGATTACAACGTGGCAAAGGTCAAGACCGCCGACGAGTCAGTAGCATCAAGCACAACCCTGCAAGACGATGATTCACTTGTTTGGACCGCAGGCACAGGCGAAACCTACGAGCTGCTGATTGTGCTAAAGATTAGCACCGGGTCAGGCAACCTGAAGTGGGATCTGAAGGGCTTCGGTAGTTCTGACTATTCGTACCAAGAGGGCAACAACATAATCTTCGCCGAGGCGGGTACTCCTGAAAATACAAGCGACACGGCAATCATTATCCGCAGCGTAGTCACAACAAGCACAAGCGGGACCGTTGGCTTAGAGTGGGCGCAGAACGTGAGCGATGCAAGCAACTCCACCATACAGGCGGGTTCATTCTTGTATGCTCGGAGGCTGCTCGGGTAATGGCTACCACCGTATTCCCACAGACCGACGATACCGTTGCCCGGACTGCGTGGCAATCGCTGAACGCTACCATTAACCGAGGCGATGATGGAGGCACAGCCGACACCGATACGGACCTGCTTAAGTTTGAACTTGACACGAGTGGCGAGGTAGCAAACGACCCTTCGGCACATTATGTCACGACATTATCGCTTGACGCAGGACACACCTACTACGTGCGCGGCTGCTTCTCGGTAGAAAAGCCTGTCGCCGACACCACGGATGATACCTTAAATGCCGGTATATCTTTGGGCGCAGGTCTTACTGCTTATGTAGCGGCTTGCAAGAGCAACGCCGCGCTATCAGGCAGCACCGATTTCTTGCGTGTTGATAGTTTTACAGGATCAAGCGACGAGGGTCTTATCGGCGCAATCAAGGGCACGAACAACGTCACCTTCGCGAACGAGCCTGTTCTGTGGGTAGACATGATCGTTGTGGCAGATCAGGACGCGGTTCTCTCTTGGTACTACGTCAAAAACGCAGATGCTAATTCCACGTGGTTTCGACCCGACCCGATCACCTATCTTATTGCAACACCGATTAAGGGATAGACGATGGCAACAGTACACGACTTAGCAGAAAACACCGCGCCGGACGGGACCGATCGGCTATACGTTACCGATGGGGTCAACGACGAGGGCGTTCAGATTGCCAACCTGCTTAAAGGCAGCGGGGCAGAAGTGCCGGGTTCAAAGATCACAGGAACGGTATCAGCGAGCGCAACCGTTCTTGGCTCATCGCTTTCGGGCGATATTAACATGGCAGACTCTACGCTGTCGCGTCCGCTCGTCAAAGACTACGCGATGGAGGTCTACGCTCACGGCAGCATCACCACAGCCACGACCATCGATCTTGAGAACGGCAACGTTCACACAGCAACCATTGGCGGCAACCTCACGCTGACGTTCTCAAACCCTATCGCATCAGGTGACGCTACCAGTTTCGTTCTTGAGTTGACCAACGGCGGCGCGTATACGCTCACGTTTCCTGCTGCCGTAGATTGGGAAGGCGGGACCGCACCAACGCTGACAGCCGCAGGCGTTGATATACTGGTCTTCTACACCCGCGATGGTGGCACAACGTGGCATGGTATCGTCTCATCTTTAGACAGTAAGTAAGATGTTTACACCGGGAATGTTAGCCCTTCGGAGAGCGTCTGGCGGCGGCGGGAGCGGCGGTGTATTTAGAATGGACGGAGACCCCGATGTCGCGCCCACGCACCTGTTTAGCGCAAGTTCATCGGGTCATATTGCAATAGTAGACATACAAGACCCGACAAGCCCATCGGTCACGGCATCCTATACAACATCTTATGCTTTCGGCAATTATGGATGCAAAGCAAGTTGTAAAGATGGCGTGATATACTGCTGCGATACTTCTGGTAAAATCGTGGCTATTGATGTGTCTGATGTTAACACGCTTGGCGCATCGCAAATACTGGGCGAGTGGAGCGATGCTAACTTGACATCGCCACAAAACGCTATCGTACACCCTACCAAAGATGTCTTGTGGATCAGCAATTCTTCCAACGGACGGGTCGCAACAATAGACATCAGCGACCCAACCAATATGACAACCATTGGATACCATGCACAGGATAGCGGAAGTCAGGGAATCGCTATCGCTACAAGTAACGACGGAGAGTATTGCTATTACAAATCAGCCTCATACATCAACCCTAATACTCTAAACGCATCAAATGAGCCGTCTGATAGCGCAAAACGCAACGCTTGGTATGAACCCTATTCTTACGCTTTTAACTACCAAGTAAGCCCAAACGATGGCGAGATATACATGGCAGGCGGTGGCGCTGGGAATTACTTCGGCTTAACTAAGTGGGCGAGCGATACAAGTTTGGATTGGTATACATCGGCATATGATTTAGACCTATACGACAGACCAGTAGGCGTTACCGGATTGCAATACTTGCCGAACTATGACGGGGTATCTGATAGTGGATGGGCTGTCATGGCGCGAGATGATAGGGAGATGAACATCGTAACTAACAACGGCACTTCCATCACCAACCAAATCAACTACTACAACGTCTACGCATACGATGTCAGGAGTTGTGACGCTTACGAAAACTATATTTATGTCATTGGCGGCGGCTACAGTGCATCATCCCGTCTTGTGGTTTTTGATTGGGAGGGCAAGACAACCATGTCCACCGCAGCGACTCTGAATGACGCCGCTTTTGATGATTCAAGACAAGTCACCCTCTTTGCCCCATAAGCCATGAGCATCTTTGTAATTGAGAATCAAGACGGAACGCTTTCTTATCCCGTAGCAAGAAAGAACGTTCTAAAAGCCTTTCCGCACGTATCCTTTCCAAAGGTGCTGACGGATTACGTGAACCCTGAGTTGGGCATATATCCGCTTGTTAGGACTGAACCACCCGAAAGCGAATACACCCACATCAACGTTCAAGTTGACCCGGTGAAGAACGGCGATCACTACCTGCAACAATGGGGCGCAGCGACACCGAGACCAGAGGAAGAAGTAAACTTGCACAGGGACTTTCTCACCGAAAAGGTCAAACGAGTGGCAAAGCAGATTATCGAGGAAAGATACCCCGATTGGAAGCAGCGCAATATGACGATGCGCGTCTTAACCTTGCAGAACACAAGCCCATTGACCGATGACGAGCAGGCAGAACTGGCAAGCATCTCGGTCGCGTGGGATTGGATCGAAGCAGTAAGGGCAGAATCGGATGCTTTAGAGCAGCAGTTGCACGACATGGGTGTTGCAGCCGCGCTTGCCTACGATATACGATCACACGCTTGGCCTCAATAACCCAACGACACCATGTGGACCGTCTCTCGGCTTGGACCTGATGCACACCAGATAGAGTTCGACGATGAGTTTGAAAACAAAGACTGGGAGCAGTGGGTACTCCTGACGGGTGACCGCCATTGGGACAACCAACACTCCGACTGGTCGCTGCAAAAGAAGCATCTCGAATTGGCAAAGGAGCGCAACGCTCCGGTCATCGACGTTGGAGACTTCTTCTGTTTGATGCAGGGCAAGTATGACAGGCGCAAGTCCTCGGATGCTCTGCGACCCATCCACCGAGGCGAGGAATACTTCGATGACGTACCGAACTCTGCGGTTGATTTTTTCAAACCGTACGCCCACCAGTTCGCCGTCCTCGGATATG